GCCAAAGCGGCGAGTAAAGACCGACGCCAACCCGTCCTCTGTTCCCCAGGAAACCGCGTCAGGTACGTCGGACGCATCAGACATATCGGCACCAAGGACGTGTTCGGATAGCTCCGGCGTCACTTGCAGTCGCCCGCCAGTGCTTAAGAAGCCGAACACGTCAAACGCCGCCATGTCAGGGGCGAGTGGTTGCAATTGCTCTGCCAGTGCGTCGGCCGCATCCCATCCCTGCGGACGATTCGCCGGAGGCATCAGGATTTCGCATGAGGCGGCACCCGCTTGCAATGCCGCTTGCGCTGCTGCCTGGGCGTAGTGCATGCCCGGCGCGTCGTTGTCCGGCCAGATCAGCACGCTTTTGCCCGTCAGGGGAGACCAGTCCGTCTTGTCGATCGGGGCATTGGCGCCGTGCATGGCGGTGGTCGCATGGACACCAGCCTCGATCAGGGCCTGCGCAGACTTCTCGCCTTCGACCAGGATCACGGCTCCGGCACCAGCAATCCCCGGCTGGTTGTACAGCGGTCGTGGCTCGGGTGGAACCATCTTGCGCCGCTTGACGTCCCAGGGGCGGAATTCCTTCTTGCCGTCAGGTGGGTCGTAGCGGTACACGATGGCGATCAGATGTCCCGCCGCGTCGAGGTAATCCCACTTGGCCGTGGCCGGGCCCAGGTCATCGACCGGGACTTCTTTTTTCTTGGACTTGCGGGACGGGGTCGCTGGTGATTGACCAAGCAGGTCGATGCAGCGGGTCAACACTGCCGCAAAATCGTCGTGAACATCGATGCCAAAGTGACTCCCGATCAGATCGAAGATGTCGCCACCTGAATCGTCGGCACGGTCGGTCCATAGACCTGCCTTCTCGCCCGTGAGTACAACTTCCAGGCTGTCACCTGGGCTCCCCAGGATGTCGCCAATCAGGAACTTGCCGCGCCTGCTTTTGCCCGCTGGAAACAAGTTCATCAGCACCGATTCCAGTCGCGCCAGCAACTCGGTTCGGACATCCTCCCGTGTCATTTCTCGGTGTACCGGATTAGCTGGACGTGGTGGAATGGGGTCGTTGAAATCAAGCATCTTTGTGACCACTCCCCTGCTTGAGCAGCCAAGCTTCCATTTCCTTGAGCTTGAAGCGCACCAGCTTGCCGACCCGGTAATACGGAATGCCGCGCCGGGCTCGTTCGGCGGGTTGGATCAATATGTAAAGGGGGAGGTCGTAAGCGTGTGCCACGGTGCGGGCATCCACCAGCGGCTCGCCCAAAATGTCGTTCATGGATGGGGTTTTCATGTGGGATTCCTCCAGCACCGGTCCTGCCATGGGCACATCCGGCATTCGAAATGGGTGGATTCATGGAATGCACGGGGCAGCAACTCCCCGGCATCGGTGGCGGTGATCACCTTGACGGCGCGGTCCGACATGCGCTGCGCCAGCACCGCGTCGAAGGGCACCAGTTCGGTATAGATCTCCATCGTGTCGGCGTTGATCGCCGTGAAGAGCGCCGGGTGCTCGTGCAATTCCAGATAAGCCTGGTAGAGCACCACCTGGGCGTGGTAGATCGGCTTGGCAATCGCCAGCTTGTTTCTTTCCAGCTCACGCCAGGATTTCTGACCCAAGCACTTGCACTCCCACAGGGCGGGGTAGTCAAAACCTTCGGGGCCAGCGACGATGACGCCGTCAACATGGCCCTTGAGTCGACCGTCGGCTGCCGAGAAGCCAAACTGGTCGCCGTCGGCCTTGCGGGTGCGCAGGTCGAACCCTGCTTCGCGCAGCCAGGTGACCATGCAGTCCTCCATGACATGGCCGCGCTCGAAGATGCGCAACATGCGTCCAGGTAAACCGCGACCGCTGTCGATGGGTGCCTTGGCGAACTCGTATTGCAGGGCGCGCTCGCAAGACGCTCCCAGACGGGATGCGCCGAGGTAGTCGCGACCGGGTTGTAATGCCCGGGTGCGGTGCATCCCTGCGTCCAGCAATTCAGTGAACTGGTCGGAGATGCTGGCCGAAGAGTTGAAGTCCATCATGGCTTCGCTCCCTTCGGTTCATCCCATGGCAGGTCATCCTCCAGATCGGCAAACGGGTTGGCCAGTGGATCCGGCGTCGGCGGCATGCCCCGCACCGGCGGAAACTTGGAGGACTCGTGGTGCGCCGCCATGGCGTCCGTGTAACAGGTGACGATCGCGTCGATCACGCGCAAGGCCTCAGCCTCGGAGTAATCGCCCAGCGGTTTGGCAAATCCGATCTGACCAGCCGCCTCGCCGAATGCTTTGAGGCACTGGCGCATCGCTGCGCGTTCAATGTCAGAGGCATCGATCATCTCGACCTCCTGGTTGAACTTGTGCGCATGGACCCAGTTGCCGTACATAGAGTGGAACGCGTCTTGGCAGCGATGGGAACAGAACACCCAGTCGATGGGATAGCGCCGGGGGTTGCCGGTGCCATACCGGTTGTCGGTATGGCCGTACCCCCGGGCCTGTCGTGAGCAGACCCAGCATTTCATTCACCCCCCCCTTATTGCGCCCAGGCGGGTTTGCCGGAAACGGCGGGACGCTGTGCGGTGGGCTGTGCCACTGCGGTTGGGAATGCCGCTGGTTGTGTGACTGAATGTGCGGTCGGGACTGCGGTTGGGGCCCCAGCCGTGCGGTTGGGACTGAACCCTGCGCCAGCCATCAGCGCCGCGTACTCAGGCTCACCCGGCTCGACGGCCATCTTGACCACGTTCTTGGCGTCGCCGCGGTTGTCTTTTTCCACATCGATGCGGGCGACGAACTCCAGACCATCGAGCTCGTGGAAGCCCTGGATGCGACGGGCGGCGGCGGCCTGCGGGGTGTTGTCGTCAGGGCGGACGTTGCGGGCCGAGTTGAGGGCTGCACGCACAAAGGTGCGGCCCATGTTGCCCCAGGTCGGACCCTTGGGGCTTTGCAGCCCGATGTTGGACCACAGCTTGCGCTTGGCAAATTCGCCTTCGAGCACCACGAATTCGGCGGCCAGAAAGATGCTGCCAGTGTCAAAGCTCTGCGTGGCATAACCGCCCACCCAGCCTTGGCTGGGGTCGTCATAGCCACCGGGTTTCAAAGTCATGCGGACCTTGGCCACGGTACCCTTGGGGATGAGGTCGAAGGATTGCTGCTGCTCAGCGTCGTTGAAATCGTTCCATGCGGACATGAGTTACTCCTGGTTGAATTGAGGTTGAGTTTTGGTTTGGGTGCTGGTCTGGGTGGCCGTGGCGCACTTGTCGATGAGCGCGCGCAGGTTGGGCGGCTCCTGCAGATCAAGCTGACCGGAGCGGTCCTTTGCGGGATAGCCGTAGGGGTTGAGCGTGTGGGTGATGAAGGCGCGGTATGACGTGCCGTCCTCGGCCTTGATCTCGGCCAGGGTCACCACCTCGTCGACGATGCCGGGCAGCTCGGCGGCGGTTTTGGCGCCCTCGATCTGCGGCACGAACACCTTGCGGTTGAAGTCATCCAACTTCTCGTCGAGGATGGCGACGAACACCACGTGCTTGCCCCGGGCGTGCTGCAGGTGAGTCGACGCGGTCAGCATTTCCTGGCCCAGCAGACCATAGGCCCCCCGGGTGTCGGGCTTGCCCGTGCGTTCGGACATCGCCTGTGGCTGGACCTTGGCCCAGATCAGCGCCAGGCGCGCAAGCACCGTGATGCTGTCGACGAAGTAGGTGTCGTACTTGGCCAACTGAGCCGGGTCGCCATAACGCTCGCACACATGGTCGAAGTGGGCCTGCGAGTACGGGACGTCGGGAGGCAGCGCCGGGTTGGGGCCAGCTAGGAAAACGACCAGGTCGCGGAACTCGGGCCAGGTTTGCGGCCGCAGGGTGTCACCCTGCCAGTCACGGACGGCCAGGTCGCCAGCCTCAAGGTCAACGAAAAGCGTGCGGTCCTCGGGCAAGGTCTTGAGTTGGGTGGTTTTGCCGATGCCGGACTTGCCCAGCAGCACCAGCTTGACGCCGCTTTTTTCAGCGAGGCGGGTGGATGCGCTGATGATTGGAAGTGCCATCACACACCTCCTTCGTCACGGCTGAGTTCGAACGTGGCCTTGCCGGCATCGACCGTGCGGGCATCGGCGAACTGCTGCTGCAGTGACGACGGCCAGTTGGTGTAGCGGGTCTCGGAAATGGACAACTTCACGTCGAGGTAGCTCTCGACGGATTCACCGGATGCGACGATGCGTTCGGCGATGGCCTTGAGCTTCTTCTGGTCCCAGGTCACCTTTTTGGGCAGCTCGTACTTCACGTGCAAGCCATCTGCATTGAAGTGGGCCGTGCCAAAATCGCGTTCGGTCTCGCGCAAGGCTTCACGTCCTTGGTCACCAAAGCGCTGTTCCAGGGCTGAATCCAATTTGGTGCGTGCGCCCTTGAGCCAGGCGATGGCCTGGTCGAGGTTGGTGTCGACTTCGTAGAGTTGCTGGGTTGGCAGACTGGCCAGCTGGGCAATGGACATCTCGGCGATGTCGGCGGGAAAGACGGTCAGATCAGTCATGGCCGGCTCCTCACGCGTAGACTCGTTCGGATGTCGAGGCATGAAGCGCCTCGCGCTCGAACTCAAGGACCGACTCCAGCGGATAGTTCACGCGCTTGGACAGCTTCAGGTACTGCGGTCCACGGCATTCCAGGCGCCAGCGCTGTAGAGTTTTTGGGCTGATGCCCCAGCGGGTGGCCAGCTCGATTTCGCTGAGCACGCGCCGATCACCCGGCGAAAGTTGAGAAAGATCCACCGCTCCCGGCGGTGCGAAAGTGCTGACTGCTGTCGGCATACAAACCTCCAATGACGTTGTTGAGGAACAGGTGTCATTGGAAAATTTGGGTGGCGAACTATCGAGGGACCGAATGGCGAACCAGCGCGAAACTTGTGGTTCGCCAATGTGGCAGCATCTCAGACGGGTGCAGGCAGAAACAAACAGCCAGACCAGTGCTTGCCAAGGTCGGAAGGAAGCTTCCCCTACAAGAAACACCCCCAAGAAGGCTGCCAGGACTTGCGGCGAACGAAGCGGAACTTCTTGGAGACAGGCAAACGGAAGCGGGCGTACAATGAAAGATTGTTAAGTTTGTCAAGTACAAGAACAGTGACCTTCCCATCCTCATGGCCACCGGAATGCCCTCCTAAAGATG